CACCTGATTTAAAAGGATATTTGAATACCGAAAATAACGATCGTGGCGAGAGAGAAGATCAGCTAATATATGACACAGCGCCTACTGACTATTGGCAGAAATGCGCGGCAGGGTTATTTGCAAGCATTTCTTCACCATCAAGACCATGGGCACAGCGCACTATGGCAAACGATGAAGACAATGAGATACCTGGGATTAGGGCGTGGCTTGATGATGTAACTGCGAAGGACAGATCAATCTATCATCAATCAAACTTCTACCGGGGCGCATTTAGCATGTATGCTCAGTTATCAGCCGTAGGCGTTGCAGTAAAGATATTTGAGCCTGACTACGATAATATTATTCACTGCACAGTGTTAAATGTAGGCGAGTATTGGCTAGGCATCAACGGCAAGGGCTTGGTTGATACGCTGTTTCGAGAGATCACATACTCAGCAGGTAAACTACAGGAGTTATTTGGCGAGGAAAACCTGCCAGCCTCTGTCAATCTTAGTATTACGGACACTAATCCAGACGGTAGCGACTATAAGGTAATACATGTTATAGCGCCTGACACGCAGAAACTAGCGCCGTTCAAGAAACCTTGGCTTAGCATGTACTACATGAACGATAAGTTTGGCGACAAACAGATAATAGACATCAAAGGGTATAAGCAGAAACCGTTTGCCGCTCCTAGATGGTATGCCAACAATAATGAAACCTACGCTAAGATGTACCCAGGCAGGAACGCTCTTGGCAATTGCAAGCAATTACAGAAGATGATATATGACTTCATGTGCGCTCTTGAATTAGAAGTACGACCGCCAATGCAAGGGCCTCCGATGGCTGGTGACTTTCAAGGGCTAATAAGCGCAATACCAGGGGCATACAACGCCATAGCCAGCGGCACTCCTGATGCTACTATAAAACGTCTATTCGAGACTAATCCACAATTTGAGGTACTATGGCAAGCAATATCCGATAAGAAACAGCAAATAGAATCTCAGTTCTATAATGACTTGTTCATGCCAATTATGAGCAACATTGAAAAGGAAATGACCGCTACCGAGGTCAATCAGATCAGCGGCGAGAAGATGGTTGCATTAGGTGCAGCCCTGGAAAATTTTCACACTGAATACCTCAATGTCTCTCAGAATATTGAGTTCAGTTATGCGACAGAAGCTGGCGTATATCCTAACATTGGCGATTACGTGACTGAGGATGACTATCACAAACTGCAAGGGCAAGACATCAAGACAGAATATGTATCAATCCTGGCACAGGCTCAAAAATATACCGATGCCAGCAAGATCACCTCAACTCTACAACTAGCTGAGATGTGTGGACAATTAGACCCAACAGGCCAATGTTTGCAGAAGCTAGATTTATCTGCGACAATAGCCGAGGGCGCTAAATTGTATGGCGCTCCTGGCAAAATGATTAGATCGGATGAACAGTTACAGAAAATGGCAGAAGCACAGCAACAGCAGGAACAAATGCAGCAGATGATGCAGGGAGCCAGCACGGCGGCTGATGTAGCGCAAAAGGCCGGAAGTATACCAATGGATACTGATAATGCCTTAACCAGAATGTTAGGGGTGCAATAATGCAAGAATTAAGACAAGTGTATGCAGGGCAGAGAGAAGCCGACAAAAAGGCTAAACTCAACAAGTTAAAGCATGAACATATTATTAATACCATAATGGCCTCACAAGAGGGCCGAGACTTTGTTAAATATATTCTATGGCTATTAAAATTTCATCAGCCAAACAGCGAAAACTCAGCTAACGTATACAAGACAGCGGCATTGCAGAATGCGGCTATTTTTATTTATGAAGATATATACGCGATTAACCCTGACCTATGCGAAAAAATGATGAGGGAGGCTAGAAACAATGACATTAAGCCGTAATAAATACGTTGTTACCCCGCTTGCGGTGATATTAGGTAGCGGTGGAACGTTGTCTAATGCGGATGGTAATGCTACTATCTCAGGCTATGTGGTCACGACAACAGACAGTTTTACGCAAATACGGCTATATAACTACGGTTCGTCGGCAGGAACAATAACGGTCAATGGATTTGCATTCCCTGTTCAATCAGGAGAATCGTTCGAAATTGACTTTGAACCCACTACGACAATCACGATTAGCATAGCCGGGAATTTTTCGTCTGTGCTGTTAGCTTAAGGTAAAGGTGGTAAAAAGAAATGATACCTGACAAAGTTAAAATTGAAGGACACACATATACGGTTAATTTTGCAAAAGTACTGCTTAATGATGGCGTGAAAGGGCAATCTTGCAATAATGGGTTATGGATAACGATTGATCCAGCACTTCCAAAGCAAAATCAAGAAAGCACCTTTCTACACGAACTTGGAGAACAAATTTGCGATTTAAATGATATTACCCTTGAACATCAAACATTAACTACTATCTTTAGGGTTCTATATCAAGTGCTAAAAGATAATAAGATTACTTTTGAAGGTTAATACCTTCTATTTTTTTATATCAAAATTGAGGAGTGATAACAATGGCGCAGGATAACACCCTAGCCTTTGACCTGCAACTATTTGCAGAGGAAACGACAGAACCAGAAGTGATAACAGAACCAACCGAAGTCACAGAAACAACAGGGCAAGAAGCTACTACTAAAGCGGAAGAAGGAGCACAGTCTGGCGACGATAGCAAACCGACAGAAACTAGTAGCGGCGAGGACTTGCTTGCTGATTATAATCCTACCTTGCCAGAAGGATTTACCATTAATGATGATTTGATGAAAGAGTTTATACCAGCTGCTAAAGAGTTAGGCCTTAATCCAAAACAGGCTGATACGTTAGTAGGCATTGGCTCTAAGGTAGCACAAGTCACTGCGGAGAAGGTGATAGCTGATATTAAACAGCAGTGTGAAAATGGATACTCAGGTTTTTTAGAGACAATGAAAGGCTCTGAAAAGGATATAGGTAACGCCAATGCACTGATTGAGCATTACGGCGGTAAAGAGGCAAAAGAAGGTTTACATGCGGCTATGACAGCGTTATCAGGATTCGCGCCTGATTCTGTCAAGCCGTTTTTTAATGCCCTTTTAAAGATGGGCAAGGACTTTGCTGACCCAGAAATGCACCTAGGGCAGCCTGCACCACAAGAAGCAGAGCGCTATCCGGGTGCGCCGCAAGGACTAAAATTTAGATAGGAGGACATTAAATGTCTACTTTAGGATCAGATGTAATCACAACCGCTGAGCTTAGATCGTCGATCAAACAAAATGGCGGCGATGCTACAGTCTATGAAATTTTGGAAAAAAATTCTTATGTTGTTCAGCAAGGTCGCTGGGTTGAGGGCAGTTTACCTAACGGAAACGAAGCTTTCTATCAAGCGACCACTGCTACTGCAACGAAACGCGACTATGAACGTGGGGTTGCTAAAAGCAAAACAAACGAAATTACAACAATCGATTTGTCCATGCAATACGCCGCTAATATTGAAGTGGATATATCGAAATTAGAGACCAGACCTAACCCACAGGCATACTTGCAACGGCAGGAACACCGACAGATTGTCGCGATGAATACGGATTTCGAAGATTCATTTTTTAATGGAGACCCTACCACTGACGTTAGAGATATTAAAGGTCTGGCTAGTAGATTAAGTTCTATCAGTAGCACGTATGGCAAGCCTGGTTATCAGGTGTGGGATGCCGGAGGTTCTTCCAATCTTACTAGTTTGTATTTGGTAGGCTGGGGAAACGGCGGAGTTGTGTTGTTTTATCCTCTTGGGTCAAACCAGGGCATTTCCCGTATTGTTAAACCCCAAGAACGTGTTACCGATGCTGACGGGTATGTGTACTATGCGTACTGCGTTTACAATAATTGGAAGGTTGGTATGAGTGTTGACGACCATCACGCTGGACTGTTGAGGGTAGCAAATATATCTATTTCTGATTTAGAAACATTCGGTACGGCTGACGATACTTCGCCTGATTTAGTAGGTATCACCATGAGAGCATTGGAGCGCGTTAAAATCGATCCAAGCCTCAATTATTGCTGGTATGGAACCGAGGCGGTTATTGGTCATCTTAAAAACCAATGTATCCATACCCCTAATGTTAATTTAAACCTAGAGACATTGCAGGGCGGATTCCAGACTGTACGTCTTGGCGGTATCCCTGTTTATAAATCGTATCAAATTTCAAGTTCAGAAACGGAGGTGAGCTAATTGGCTATTTTAGATGGCGACAATATTTTTGGCGAAGCTGTTGCCAATACAGCTATTGGAACATATACGACCGATATTATAGACTTAGGCGCAGACCATGTTGGATATAACCAAAAGGTTATTATCAATGTTACTACGGCTTTTGCAACGTCTGCATCCGGGACTGTAACCTTCAATATATTAACTTCTGATTCATCTTCTATGAGTTCTACCACAACGCTATGGACCAGCGGAGCAATTGCGGCGGCTTCACTAACAGCTGGAACAGTTTATGAATTTACTCTTCCATGGAAAGTTCTACAGTATCTAGAAGTGCAGCAGGTTATTGCTACAGGCGCGTTAACTAACGGTAAATTCACCGCTTATATTGATAGTTGCACCTCACACAACCTATAAAGGGGGTGATTAAGTGGGGTTAAAATCAAATGCAGGTATTAGGCAAATGGCAATATACTTGCAAAACGCAATCAGCGGATATGTCACTCTAACCGGTACTCAAACACTGACCAATAAAACATTGACATCGCCTGCTATTACAGGGGCAACTATAACTGGTGGCACATCGTCAGCTAAATTAACGTGTACGGCTTATACGGCAGCAGGTGCTATTACTTATACGAGCGGTAGCAATGTGGCTGTAATAGCTGGTACGGCGGCAATAGCAATGACTCTATCAGCACCTACTACCACTTATAACGGCACGGAGATCACTATTACCAATACTACCGCTTTCGCTCATACGGTAACAGGCACATTCTATAACGGCACATCAGCCGCTAAAACCACTCTGACTTTCCCTGCTTATATTGGGGCAAGCATCCGGCTCGTGTCTTATGGAACGTACTGGATTATATTGGGGACTAACAACGTAACATTGGCTTAGTAATGGGGAGGGTAAAACCTCCCTATCCTCATTTTAGGAGGCAATATGAACAGACTTGATGTTTGCAATCTAGCTCTTATGTATATAGGCGTAACTCGCCCAGTACAATCCTTCTCAGAAAACTCCACAGAGGCGCAATTGTGCAACCGTGTTTATGATACAGCCAAAGAAATAGTTTTAAAGGCATTTGCATGGGAATTTAGTAAAATCACAGCCGCATTGACTGTGACTACTGAAACCAGCAATAAATTTGAATATGTATATGAATACCCTGACGATTGTATCAGGATTTTATCTATAAGTGATTCATCCGGGATAGGTGTAGACCAGCAACCTTTTGAAGTATCGTCAATTGTAACTGATTCGCTACCTTATAAGCGTATTCTTACCAATGTTAAGAGTGCTTATGCAGAATATATCCTCAATGTATATGAAGAAGCATTACCCGGTGAGTTTCTGGACGCTCTGGCCTGGAAGGTAGCGACAATGATCGGCACAGGGCTTAGCAAAACTCCACAGACAATACAATTCGCCAATCAGATGTATGAAATTTCATTAAGCAAAGCACAAAAGGCCAGCATGTATGAGAAACCCCAAACCATAATCAATAGACCTTCGTATCTGGCATCGCGGGGAGGCTGGTTACATGGCAAGTTCTAAAATGCAACCTAGTTTTGCTGGCGGCGAATTTGCTCCTTCTATGCGGCGTAGGGTAGACTTCGCTAAATATCAAGTAGCAGCAGACACCATGGAAAATTTAATTGTGCTACCGCAAGGTGGGTTCCAGGCGCGAACAGGCACACAGTACATATATTCCACCAAAACGGCGGCAAATAAAGCGAGGTTAGTACCTTTTTCCTTTTCTATTACTCAGGCTTACATACTTGAATTTGGCGATTATTATATGAGGGTTATTAAGGACGGTGGCCTTGTAGAGAAGACTACAAGCGATACCAGCGCATGGGCAACGTCTACGGCTTATGCTATTAGTGATTTTGTAGTAGAGTCAAGCCTTGTTTACAGGTGCATAGTGGCGCATACTTCATCATCAACCACTGAACCAGGAACAGGGACGGATTGGGCAACATATTGGGTACAAAATTCAATATATGAATTATATTTACCTTTTTCAATAGATGAAATATGGAATTTGAAGTTTGAACAATCGGCAGATACCTTGATAGTTACCAATCCGTCTTATCAGCGAAGACTAATAACCAGAACAGGCCACGCTGTATGGACAATAAGTACAGCAACGGAAACTAAATCCCCACTAATGACCGAGAACACCACAACAACTACCCTGACGTTGTCTAATTCAAGTAGCGATACTTGGTTATATAAGGATGCTTCAGTGACGGTTACAGCCAGTTCTGCCGTGTTTAATAGTAGCCATGTGGGTTCAATATGGGGTATTAGATATAGAGCGTATGCGGCTAATTATAGCGGTACATTACCAGTATCAACCGATTATACAAGCGATTCATATAGAACTATAGGGGATTGGACTTGCACAATTAAACCTGATTCGTCAGCACAATTAGATAGCGTTCCTGTCTATATTGAAAAGTCTATCGACGAAGGTAGTACGTGGTTTAAACTCAATACAGTTTTATATCAGAGCGGCGATACTTCTGTTACGCAGATCACTGGCTCAGAAGATGATGAATGCCTACTAAGGGTTACTCACGCCGCCACTTCTGCCGACTATGGCACATATACCTTTGAAGTAACCGGGACTCAGATGTGGTGCTATTTCAAGATAACAGCTTATACATCTTCAACAGTAGTTACGGCTACATTGCAGACCAATTTCAATAAAGGCGGTTCGGCTTATAAATCATGGGCAGAGGGTTGCTGGTCTGATTATAGAGGCTGGCCAAGGTGCGGAACATTCTTCCAGAACCGATGGATAGCCGGCGGCAATTCATACGGCCCTAATAGTTATTGGGCCAGCACTGTTGATGATTATTACGAGAATGTTGTCTCAATAGATCAGGTAGAAGACGAATCAATCAATGATCGGCTCCCTTCAAGGGAAGTAAACGCCATAGAATGGTTAGTCCCGACCCAAGATTTAGTAGTATTAACGTCTGATAGCGAATGGACTATAAGCCCATCGTCAACATCAGGCGTTTTTTCATACAAAGAAAAGATCGTACACCAAAGAACAGCAACCGGCGCAAGTTCTAATTGCAAACCTGTTATAATCGGCGACTCTGTAGTATATCTCAAACGATGCTCCAATAAAGTCCAGGGGCTTAGTTATACTGATGCTAACGGCTATGGTTCAACTGAATTATCAGTTTTGGCTGACCACTTATTTACTGGCTATACAATAACAGACTGGGCTTATCAGCAGAATCCCAACAGCATCTTATGGTGTGTTAGATCAGATGGGGCCTTGTTATCATTCACCTACATGAAAGAACAAGACGTTTGGGCCTGGACTCACCACGTAACGGATGGCAGTTTCGAGTCTGTAGCCTGTATCCCTGGCGATACGCAGGACGATGTATATTTTATTGTTAATCGAACCGTTAATGGTTCTACTGTTCGCTATATAGAAATGCTTGCAGAGCGTGATGTAACCGATGAAACAACCTATATCGGTCTTGATTGTTCAGCAACCGCAACTCGAACAACCGCATCAACTTCAATTACTGAGATTGATTGGTTGATCGGTAAGTCAGTAAAGGTAATTGCTGATGGCGTAGACATTGGCTATAAAACGGTTTCTAGTACCGGGACAATCACCTTAGACAAAGAGGCTACAACCGTTACCGTTGGACTTGATTTTACCTGGCTGTTCAAATCATTGTCTATTGATTCCGGCATAGATCGTAAAAAAATTATTAACTCTGTTACGGTATCTGTTATAGATTCCAAGGGCGGTATGGCAGCGGCCGGTGAAGATTACGACTTTAAATCGCTACCATACAAAGAAACAGGTTTCTCTACTGAGGATTTAGTTGACGTTAATTTGAACGCCTCTTATGAAGATGATGGTCGAGTTGTACTGAAAGGGTCGGGAGCATCGCCGTTCTGGTGTATTGCGATAACTCCGAAGGTGACTAGCGGTGGAAATTAGAGAAGCAACAATGGATGATGTTCGTAATTACAAGATGCGTGATGATGACAAAGAAATGTATAGGCGCACTGGGAGCGAACCCGCCGAAGGATTAGAGTGGTCATTCCATAACTCTGAGCATTGCTGGGTAGCGGAAGATAAAAACAAGATAATCTCAATAGCAGGCGTAGGCCGGAACAGTATTGGCGGTACGATATGGATAATGTTTGCCGCTGATATTGAGGCATTGCCACTGTCATTCTTTAAAGAGTCTAAAAAGTATCTTAAATTTATGCTTGATAAATACGGCTATTTAGAGAATTTCGCAGAAGTAAATAAATTCTTCGTTATTAAATGGGCCATGTCAATGGGGTTTACTATTGATAAGCCCTTTTCTACTAAATACGGCACATTCTGTCGTGTACATATAGGAGGTGCTTAAATGTGTAACCTACAGCAATCGCAACAACTAAATCAAACGCCAATACCTAACATTTCGAGTGGAACTACAGTTTTAGACAATAATAGTTACCCTCTCGACTTTTCCAACAAGTACAACACACCACTAAAGCCAGAACAACAAGCGCAATATCAGCAATGGGTTAGCAAGATAGCTGTTAAACGTGGGTTTGACCCTACAGAAATGGCTCGCGACTACGATATGCAAGGATATTTCTTAAAATACGGCGGCAAAGAGTCAGATCAAGCTAATGGACATTTTACTGATGAATTTAAAAAACCAAATCACCCTACTTTTTCAAACGAAAGCCAATATAGCGGCAAGGATGGTTACGCTGGTGGGAAGTGGGCAGATAATGGTGACGGTTCGTGGTCGTTCACTCCGTCTGCCGCTACGGTTAAAATGTGGGGCAAAGATAGATTGAAGAAATATTGGGATAAGGCCGAACCGGGGAACAAATTAAACCTGCCGGAAGGGGACTAAAATGTGCGATTTAGCAACAGCGGCGACTATTGGCTCAACACTATTACAAGGTAGCCAACAATCTAAGGCATATAGCCAACAAGCGCAGATAGCCAACCAAAATGCGATATTAGCGAACAACCAGGCAAACCAAGTGCAAGTAGCTAAACAGTCTGAAGAAGCGGCTATACAAGAGAAAAAGCGGCAGACAATTGGCACAGCAAGGGCCTCTCTAGCCGCTAATGGCTCAGATACTGGCATGGGCACAGGACTTGGCGCTATACAAGATATTGCCTATGGGGCGCAAAAAGATATTGATAACCTTAACTATAATGCGGCAGTAGACCAGAACAACTACAAGCAGGTATCTCAAAACTATAAAAATCAAGCCAGCGTGTTAAACTCATATTCCTCTAATGCTATGACTGGTGCTGTTTTAGGCGCGGCAGCCTCTTATGGTTCTAGCCTATCACCGTATAAAGCTTCATCAACCGCCAGTACAGGTACGGACTGGTCAAACCTTATGAATCCTAATGGTAGCGTGAAGAAAACCAACTATTGGGGCAACTACGACTGGTCTAAGAAGTGGGGGTATTAGTATGGCGGTAATACCTACTTGGCAACCAAGCGTACAAAAACAGGCTGGCAGTATGCAACCTGTAACAGCGCCTATGCAAGACATGGCCGCGCCTGTATTCGAAGGGCTAAATAAAGATATAGCGGCAATAAAAAAATATCAAGATGAGCAGGACAAATACGCTGTTTCTACTGCCTATAATAATGCCCAACAGCAAATACAGCAGAACTTTTACGGGGATAATGGCGTGTTTACAAGGAAAGGTGCTAACGCTCTAGGGGCGGCGGCTACTGATACCACCCCAGCAACCCCGGATGTTAACAGCCAAACTTCTAGCATGATGTCTCAGATTAGAGATAATGCAATGAAAGGACTTAGTACTAAACAGCAACAAATGTTATCTGTGACGTTACAAGAACCTACCAATACCTATACAATGGCGGCGGCTAAGTACCAGCAACAACAACAGCAGGTGGCATGGAAAGAGAATTACGACTCAACCAATTCTACGTTGTCTAACGGCTTTTCCACCAACATGCTAATGTCAGCCCAAATGCCTGATGCAGACACTAAACAACAATTTCAATCGGCTGCTGACCAAAATATTAGAGATATGGCGGCTAACATAACTATATACGGCAAGCAAATAGGTCTTACCGATGCTGAAATTAAAGCCAATATACAAAAAGTAACCAACAATTCATTAAAGGATACGGCCTTAAATCTTATTACCGATGGTAATACCGATGCCGCTAAAGACCTTGTTGTATACTACCGAGATAAGATGGATGCTGATACTTATTCAGCAATAGAAGCAAAGCTTCGCCCGGTATTGGTTAGGCAAGATGCTACGAGTATAACGCAATCATTGTTTAATAAGCATGGGATTGATGATGAAAAAGGCGCTTATGATGAGTTAACTCAGCTAAAAGGCAACAGTCCCGACTTTAATACATATTTAAGCAATTTTAGACAATTTTATACCGACCAGCAAAAATTCCAAAAACAATCCAGCGATAAAAACTATGAAAATGTTTTTAGGCAAGTTCTTAGCGCTGGAAGTGTTGCCGGGATGCAATCAGTTTTAGATAATTCAACAAACCTCAAACCCAGCCAAATAGTTACTATACAAAACCATATTAATGCCGTTGATACCAGAAATAAACGAATTGCCAAAGGAACGGCTACTCCTATTGAAAAGTGGGCAGACAGATACGAAATTTCTGGTTTAGATAAAGACACTGAAACCATGAACGAGTATTACGAAAGGCTCAGCGGAATAAGCGATAACGGTGATAAAGAACTTACCCCAGCCCAACAAACAAAATATAATATGGCCTCAATAAGGCTTAACAAATATATGGCAATGAGAGGGCAACCTCAAGGACAACCAGAGCAACCGCAACAGGCCGCTAACCCCGATGCAGAAAAATATGATCGGTTATTCAGAGCAATAAAAGCTAAATATCCTGATGCATTAGATTCGAATATTTACGCTTATATGAAATATAAGCTCGGAGGTTAATAGTATGGGTTTCTTTTTAGATTTAATGGAGCTTTTTTCAACCAATTCTCAAAAAGCAAATGAAGCAATTCACGCCAGCAACGAGTATGAATATAACAAGGTTTCTGAGGCGGCTAGTAACGCGGGCAAGGCGTTTATGGATGCAATTACTCCTGACGTTAAAAGCCCAGAAGACGACTTTGTTGATGGTTTTGGCGACTTTGTCGATGGTTTTGGAGAATGGCAGTTCAAACAAGATCATCCCACGCTATCTGCCATAAAAGATTGGGGAAAGGGTATAGGGCAACAGTTTAATGACGCTAATCGTGTTGGAGTTCAAGCAGAAGGAAAAGTTGTTCAAGGTGTTGGCGATAGCCTGTATAACTATGGCGCTGGTGCAGTACAAGGATACCAAGAAGTTGCTAGAGAACAGAACGCCTTTGACGCTGTATCATTGTACGATTCTGCAACTGGTTCGTTTGTACCCAAAGAAGGGCACACCCAAGAAGAAGTAGATCAGGCAAGGGCTTTATTGGATAAAGCAAATTCTAACTTTAGAAATGAAACAGTATATCCCGGAATAATGGCGTTAGGCGTGGCGGCGGCTCCGTTTACTGCTGGCGGTTCATTAGCGGCAGAAGCGGCTTTTGGGTTGCAGACAGGTGAGGGAATCTATAAAGGAACAGAAAAGGCCGCTAATGAAGGGGCTGGCCCTATCGAAGCGTTAGGCCGTGGCGTAAAAAGTGTATGGCTTGACCCTTTTATGGAGGCTGTTAAAGACCCTGAACTAGGACAAAAGCTACAGCAAAATCCAGCGGCTACGCTTGCTAATCTAGCTATGGGAGGCTTGAACGTTGCAGTGCCATTTTTAGGAGCGTATGGAAAGCTTAGAGGCAAAACAGAAAAAGGTGCAGAAACAAAACCAGAAATACCACCACTGACTTCCGAATCCGAACAAAGTGTGGTAGATGGATTTGCCAGTTGGGATGGTAAAGAACAGGTTGCGGCTACAAAATCAGCTAGTGATTTTACCAGTACTGGCGATTCTAATTTAGACAGTTATATAACAGAAGCATCGGAAACCTATAATGTTTCTCCAAAATTATTACGAGCAGTTATTGAACAAGAATCATCCTTTAATCCAGAAGCTGGCTCTAACGCTGGCGCCTATGGCTATATGCAGTTAATGCCAGATACTGCCGAGTCATTAGGGGTTAATAGATTAGACCCAAGAGATAACGTTATGGGCGGTGCAAAATATTTAGCCGAACAACTAAAAAAGTTTGACGGTGATGTTGACTTAGCTTTAGCGGCATATAATGCAGGGCCAGAGGCTGTAAAAAAGTATGGTGGCGTTCCTCCTTATGAAGAAACCCAAAATTATATAAAAAGTATCCGCGAAAAATTAAACGGTGAAGATGTAGAAAGTTTTGGCCTTGAAAATTCGTCTACATCGGCAGAAAATGATGAAGCTAATGCAATTGCCTTAGATGGTGATGAAAGCCAGCCAGAAACCGAATATGGAACCCTAGATAGATACGGCGAAGGTTCGGAAGAATATAGTCGAGTTAAAGAAGCAGACGAACGTATTCCCGACGAATCGGAAGAAAAATCCTCGCCATTTAGCGGTGAGATAGGATTAGATGAAACACCAGAGCATATGGCCGCAATGAACGACACTAAAAAGGTACTTGATAAAATAGAAGAAGATAATGCCAAGGCAGAAGCTAGCCCAGAATATCAAGAAAAGCTAAATAGTCATATTGAGGAAACTAGAAAAGCTATTGAAGAAGATATAAATAGATCTCCTCTTTATAGTGCGAGCGATTCTCTTGATTTTAATTTGCAATTATTTGGCAAGGATGTTAAAGATGCAAAGGACATTGCTAGAAAATATTTATCCGATGAATTAGACGATCGCCAAATGAACGCAGTTGACCAGATTGCAGATCAGCACGGCTACACCTCTGGTGACCACTTATCCAAAGATATTATTAAAAATAAATCTAAGGCCGAAAAGATTACCTCAGACTTAGAAAAGGCTACTAAAAAATTCGCTAAAGATAATTTAGGCAATGATGAAATAACTAATACCAAGGCAAGGTCAAACGCAGGTACAATGAAAGCCGCCGCAATGGAGGCAGAAACTTTGCGCGGTATGGGTAAAAGAGAACATACCGAAGCATCTAGGTCAAAAAGTGAAGCCGCTATAAATAAGCGTTGGGCTGATGCTGAAAAAGACTTAATGGTTAAAATGGAAAAGGCAAAAGGTCAGGAAGAAATCAATGGCCTTAAATCGCAAATAAAAGAGTTGCAAAAACAACACAAAAAAGAAATTAGCGCCTTAAACAAAGACCATGCCGATTATGAAAAACAACGTAAGGCATCAGAGAAACAAGCGGCTAAAGAGGAAAAGGTTGATTTAAAGCGTGAATGGAAAGCTTCTAAGGACTGGCTTAAATCCGAAGAAGTTAGTCAGAAATTAGCCAGAACCGCTGAAACTAGTATTACTCACGCTAAAGAATATGCCAAGGCCGTACTATCTGGCAAACCGATAAAAGATGCCATTGATTATAAAGTATATGCCAAGCAAGCCCAGGATGCGGCAAGGCAATCTGAAAAAGCCTATAGAAAAGGGCTATATGAAGAAGCCGCCAAATGGAAAGATACTGAAATGGTGAAACATGCTATGGCAATTGAAGCTATGAACACATATAAATTCTTCTCTAAGCAGGAAAAATATTTAAGCGATGTCAAAGGCCAAAATAAAGATTTATTTAAAAAGGTAGACCACTTTAATCAAGCCGCCTCTTTATTGGAGAGGTTCGGCCTTGCGCGTAAAGATTTTGACCGCAAATCAAAAACAGAAAGTCTGCAAACCTGGTCAGAAAAAATGGATAATGAATTGGGAAATGTTAATATAGCTGATTGGTTAATGGATGAAGGAGTATCAGCCAATTATAAGGATTTGACTAGGTGGCAATTAAAAGACCTGACCGATGCTATTAGAAATATTAAGAAAGTAGCCAATGGCGAAAAAAAATCGCTGGCTGCTGAAAAGGGCCGCTTAATTTCAGAAATAAAAGACGAAATGTTGAGCGAATTAAAAGCTAATGTTAAGGATTCATATAAACCAAAGCGTAAAAGCACAATAGAAAATGCGAAGCGCCAAATGAAAGGGCTTGCATATGAATTAGAAACTATTGATACCATCGTTCGTAAAATGCAGGGTTGGGATACCTTTGGCTCTTTTGAAAAGTTCTTTATTAGGCCAGCCCATGAACGTGCTAACATGGAGAGCGTTCGAGTTAAAGAAATTACCGATAAAATCAAAACAATATTTAGCCAGTACGATAAAAAAGAATTGAGCAAAATGGATAAGATGATATACCGTGACGAAATAGGAATTTCATGTACTGACAAAGATTTAATTGGGATTGCACTAAATTACGGGAATAAGGGGAATCGGGCGAAACTAATTAATACTAGACCTGTAGACTTTACTGATGCTAAAAAATGGGACGAACAAACGGTTATAGACTTATTGCAGAACCATCTTACTGAGAAACAATGGAAAAGTGTTCAGCAAATAACAGATACTATTAACTCTCTATGGCCTGACGTTGAAAAGTTTAACATTGAAAGTAGCGGTTTCTCTCCTGCCAAAGTTGAGTCTTCGCCGTATACTGTAACTACCAAAGATGGTAAAACTATTGATATGGATGGTGGTTATTATCCACTACGCCAAGACCCACGGGGAACATTACAAGCCGCTCAATTAGCCGATAAACAGGGACCGTTATACAGTGAATTTAATGGCGGGGTAAAAGCTACAACTAAGAACGGCTATACTAAACAACGTACTAATAAGGATTATTCAGTAGACCTCGACTTATCGACTATAAACAAGCATGTAACCGAAGTAGTTCACGATTTGTATTTTAGAGATTTGGTTGCTGACTATAGAAGGATGATAAAGGACGAAGAATTTCAATCGTCAGTAAGAACTAAACTTGGGCCAGAAGGGTTAAAGGCACTAAGCGATTATGTTGTTAACGTAGCCAATGGCGAATCATATAAAAATGTTGGTATGTCCGGGTATGACAATGTAATGAACGGGGTTAGACGAAGGGCCGCTGCCGCTGCTATTGTAGGTAGGGTTGGTGTTATAACCCAAAACATGGCAAATATCGTGTTGTACCCTAAAGCAATTAAAGGGTTTGGCTATGGCGATGCAACATTAGGACTGTTAAAGCATGGACTATGTGACTATATACCTAAAGCATTGAGTTATTATCCGGCAGCATTAAAGATCAGAAATAATGTTTATGAAATGTCGCCGTTTATGCGAGACAGGGCTAATAGCCCAGATTATGCAATTGTTAGGGCAGAAAAAGAGATTTTTAATAAACTTGGTGTCACTGGCAAGATCGGAGAGTTTTTGTCGGGGCTAATGACATATACAGATGATTTAATTGCTGTCCCTATGTGGAAACAAGCATACCAAAAGGAATTTGCCCGGACTGCTGACCCAAAACAAGCTATATATTATGCTGATACTCTAATTAAAAGCGTTAACGGTTCCGGCCGGCAATTTGATTTATCACCATTTATGCGGAATAAAAACGGTTTTGCCCGTGTTCTAAACACTTTCTACGGTTTTATGAATGGTATGTACAATCGTTTTATCCAAGAAAAAGGAATGGTTGCAAAAAATCCACTAACTGGCTCGTCTAGATTTATGGGGTATATGGCAAGCACATTCGTAATATTCCCAGTAATAAGCGATATTCTATCGGGCAAATTGCCTAAAGAAGATGAAGACAAAAATAAATACTGGGAAAGCGAAATTTTATCTTCGCCATTGCAACTATTCCCAGTTGTTAGAGACTTTGCACCGATGGCACTTGATTATGCTATGGGGATAAAAACTTTTAGCAATAAAACTCCGCTGGTTTATACAGGGGTACAGGATGCTGCAAACATTGCAAAAAAGATAGCAAGCGCTAACGCTACAAAACAAGATGTAGCAGAATCAACAACAAAAGCAGCTGCATATTTAGCAGGATACCCTGACCAGTTTAATGCTTGGTTTTGGAATCTATATGACTATGCAGAAAACGGCGCACAACCAAAGTCCCAAGATGTATTCAAACGTATAGATAAAAACGAAAATACTGCTACCGCACTGAAAAAACATCTTCTTAAAGACTTAGATTCTGGCAATACTGCAAGCCTCGATGAAGCATTACACTCAGGCAAGATCAGTCGAGATAAATATGGTGAAATAAAGAAAGAATCCAAACTTAGCACGGCACAAAGAGAAGTAAAAAGCCTGCCAATTGACAAAGCCATTTCATATTACAAGAGTGCATCATCAGACGAACAAGCTAGCATTAAACCTATGATTAGCAAGAAGATAAGGGAAAAGTTGCAGAATCCAACTTCACTAACTCCTGCACAAAAGGACAAATTAAAAGAACAAGCGGCTATATTTAACAAATAAAGATACCAAAGGACATTACATTGCGTAGTGTCCTTTTTATTATGCCCGAAAGGAGGTGCATATATGGATGCGGCATACACAGAAGACCTGCCAAACATCATCAGGGGTACGCAATACGATTTCACATTCACCATCTATCTAAATGATTCGTTGCTAGATTTGACCGATTACACAGCAACCTTCTTGATAAAAGAATCATCAGATTCTGATACAGCGCTAATGACTCTGACAAGTGGTAGCGGCCTGACTCTTGGCGGTACAGCCGGAACAATTGAGGTAACAATTTCAGCCACAGAGACTTCAACCCTGGACGTAGGAACATCCTACAGTGCTCTAACCCTGACCACGAATAGCGTACCAGAAAGGCACGTGGAAGGGCCAATAAAAATTAGGAGGTAAATACATGGGTGATATAGTCAAGGTAAATGTATATGACCCTAAAACAGCAGTTGCCGCAGTGGCTTCTTACGCAACAACTGCTACGACCGAAGCAGAAGCGGCTGCGGCAAGCGCTACCACGGCAACCGAACAAGCAGCAATTGCCACTACAAAAGCTACGGCAGCGGCGGCAAGCGCAACAGAGGCGGCGACATATGCAACGGCAGCAGAGGCAAGCGCAACAAGCGCAGACTACAAGACCAATGCCTTGTTGCTGTCAGGTGGTTCTATGGCTGGTGCAATTAATGAATACTCTGCTACGCTGCCCAGCGCATCCACTATGGCAATAGGGGCGGCAACAGGTAATCTAATTATAGTATCTGGAACCACCACTATTGCCGGATTTGATACGGTACAAGCTGGCACAAAAAGAAGGTTATATTTTCAGTCAGCATTAAGCATAACTTACGGTTCTAGCACTATTGTCACACCCGGCAGCCGTGATCTATACGTCGAAGCAGGAAGTGAAGTTGAAGCTATATCATTAGGCAGCGGACTATGGCAAATATACTATTTTCCATTGTCGAAAACAGTATACAATGTCAAAGAAGATTTTGGTGCTAAGGGTGACGGTTCTACCGATGACACCACCGCGATACAATTAGCGTTTAATTCAGTCCCTACGGGCAACGTATTGTTGTTTTCACCAGGAACGTATCTTCATACAGGGTTAACATTAGCGAAGAGAATTAATGTTGTTGGCAGTGGTAAACTTTCAACTACTATAAAAAACACAGGAACAGGTGATGCTATAACTATTTCGTCGGGCATAGAGTATGGTACGTTTAGAGACATAGCCATTAGGGGAAATGGCACTACTAACTATGGCGCAGATGCTACAAGCGGAAACGGTATAGTTTTTAGTAATAATGCCGTTATGTGGGATTTTTGTAATGTTAGTGTCTGCTACCATGGGGGGTTTGGTTTTTATGCCTGCGGCAATGGCAACGTAAATAATATATATATTCACCATTCCCAGATAGAATATTGTTTAGGCGGCGGCGTTAGATTTATTCAAACTAACACATCAAACCAAATTAACGCAATCTATATTGACAATTGTAATATCGCTGGTCACGGTGGTAATGGCGTAGAATTGTGGGGGCAATCAACATCTGTAAGTCATTGTACAATTCAAGGGAATAAAGGTTATGGAGTTGTTTTTGATGCTGAGCTTGAACCAGGTAGTGATGGAACTAATAACCATCTTATAGCAGCATCTATAAAAGACAACTATTTCGAAAAATGTAATAAGGGCTTTATTTATGCTAGGGCTTATTATATTACTTCTACTTATTATAGATATATTTTAGGACTATCGATTGAAGGTAATTATGGGACCTTTGCAAAAATAACAGGAGATACCGTAACCGGTACAATATCATGTGTTGAAATCGCTGCACCGGGCTGGTATTCGTACTATAACTACCAAGTAGCTGGTATCGTTTATAGAGGAAATAGTTTTACTATATCGGACACAGCTACTTATATATTGAACTGTAATAACGTACTGAGCTGGGATAGTGTAGTTGAGATCAATGCCTTTTCTACCGCGATAGCTACAGGTAATTATTATGTTAATTTAGGGAGAGCAAAAACAAGTTTCACAAATCTCAATATTCCTGTAAGAAATACAGTTATTACTGGCCCGGTAGATTCAACCGGATTACCTGCAAACTTGTCAGCCGTTAGTAGTTCTCTTGCAATTAGTGAATTGTCAGGAAGCATGACAACGTGGGCCAATGGCTTTGATGAACATGGACAAGTTGACTATATACAATTATTAACATCTGACGTAACTAGCGCATGGTCATCATTGACAGCAAGTTCAACCTTGTATTTATACAAAACTCACGGCTCAACCACTAATACAATAACATACGGTTTCACAACAATTAAGCCGATCTACCAAGATTATGCGCCTAGTTCGCCGTCTAACGGTCAATGGTACTTTAATACAAAAACCATGATCGGATATTTATATAGTTCTTCATCTTCGTCATGGACGGTAACGCCGCGAGTTTATGTCGGCGAGTGTGTAACCGGATCGTCTTCAGTAACTAGTGTCACCTGTTACGCCTACCAAGGAAAATATAAAAGTCCATCGTATACTACGCCTGTCGCGGCAACGGCGGTATCAGAGAGCCATAACCTGGGGGTGATGCCGCGATTTGCTCAGGCTCGCTTGCAATGTATTACTGCTGATTTAGGACATACGGTAGGTGATGAAGTTGGCTCTTACTGTGCGTATGATGGAACATATATGTTACCTATTGCACCAACAGTTAATCGCTTAACAATAGGAGTAACTACCGGCAGTTCAGGGTTGTATGGAGTCAATAAATCCACAGGGGCCGGAGTCGCTTTAACCCTCGCCGATTGGGGATATGTATTCGAAGTTGAGAGGGGATGGTAATATGAGCATATCAATAACTAAAAGTTTCACAACAACCACGGAAACGACAACCACGGTCACGGCTACGGCGGTAGATATACTAAGCATCTTGGAGGACGTTGGCACTTCAACAGTTCAAGTCGTATGCCATTTCACACTATCGGATAGCACGACAATGGTTAAGACTTATTTAATTTCTAGCGATAACTACACCTCGTTAATGTCTGCCGCGCCATCATGGGCTAGTGGAAAGCCTGGGAATGATTACCGCAAAGCTGACCTGTGGTTTATCATTACCTACATGGACGCTGATTCCCCTGCACTATGGGTAGCATCAACAGCTTATGCTGTTGACGATATTGTCTACTACGGCAAAAACGTCTATACCTGCACCACTGCCGGAACTTCTGGCACAACCGCACCAACAGTCACCAGTGGTACAGCCACAGACGGGACAGTGACTTGGACATGGAAAGAATCATTAGGTAGTTAAGGCCATAAGGCCTATTTTTTATGGGGAGGGGCAGACGATGTGAACGAAATCAATGAAGCTGTTAAACAGTCTAGTATCCCTGTTACTGTGTCGACATTAACGTTTTTGAACATTCAATTAGCAGATTGGGTTTATATCCTTACTATGGTATATCTTGCCTTGCAGATTGTTTATTTAACGAAAA